TGTATTATAACTTCTACTTCTACCATATTATCCTCCTTTCGTAAAATGGTTGCGGGTAATGGAATTGAACCATTATTCTTTAGCCTCTGAAACTAATATGTTACCGTTACACCATCCCGCTTATTTATAATCATTTAGAATATTAAGTACAATTGCTATACTTGCTATTGTTATTAATAATACTAAACCAATTATGATCATTTATTTTTCCTTTCTTTTTTTAATAAACACTGTACTAATATTTATTTATATGGCCTCCTAGATAGTTGTTAGCTAGGTTCTATCTCTAATTTGGGTTAATTCTTCTTACCGCGTAAGAGTGACACGATAACTAAATACCCTTGTATATTTTCCCTTTTCGAGTAATACAACTATAACCTCAATAAATATCAGTACAGTGCACATAAAAAAACAACCATTAAGGTTGTTGGGACCGCAACGGGTCAATGTTAGTACATTATTAGTACCGTATTAAGTAAATCAGACGCATAAGGGTTCAAACCTTATTTATTAAATGCTCATATAATCAGCGCCCGATTTACTCAATACGCTACCAGTAAGGTAGCAGTACATATTTACTAGCACCATAGAGTAAATAGTCAACTCGAGTTCTTATAATCTATAAACTATCTACTCTATGCTACTAATAAAGTAGCACGGTGATTTTATTGTCTTATTTATAGACAATGTGCAAGATAATACAATTTGAAAGGAGGTATAAAAAAGAACATTTTTTAAACCTGGTTATCTGTTATCGGCTTCTATTTTTCTGAATTTAATACTTTATAGATGACATAGAACATAATAAAATATTAAATCCCCCAAGAATAGTAACTTGCGTATTATCTTCCACATCGGCTATAAAGCCGACTGGGGTTTTTGAACCAAGTAAAGGTATGAAAGACACTTTTTGTGTAATCTTCCACAATAACATTGTATACCAAATTAATAGGACATAGTAGGACATAATGTGACATTCCATTATTTTTTTGCGTTACTATATAAACGGCAGCAATGTCTTGTTGAATAATTAAATGTTTTACTTATTTCTTCCCATTTCCATTTTAATGTATCTCTGAAGAAAACTATACATTCTTCTATAGGTTTGGATCTTATCATTTCTCTTATTTCATTAATTGCTTGCTCTTTGTAGGAATCATATGAGGCTTTCACTATATCAAACTCACTTTCTAACTCTTCTCTTTTTACAAATTTATTTAACATTATATCTCCCTTTTTACCGCCCCCTACAACAATATCTTTCCAAGTAATAGCAGTAACTAAGCTCATTAATCTGTGTTCTTTTTCTGCTATCTTAATTAATCTGCATTTTAATACTTTCATTTCATCAAACAATTCTTTAATAGTTAATTTTTTCTCTAATATCACTTAACCTCCTATTTTGTAAATTTCCAATTATTTATTTTTATATTATTCTTTTTTGCATATAGTAAAAATGCTTGCTTTTCTGCTTCATTTCTAAAACCTATCAAAATACTTGGTGGTGTAGGCAAATGTTCTTCGGTTGGTTTCCAGATATGTAAACAATGCTCGTGATTATTTACATAATCTTCTTTTCTAGGATGATACTCAACACAGCACTCACTTTCGTTCCAGAATATATCCTTCATCATACACATTTGTTCCCAACTAGGTGTTTTACTTGGCATACTTACTGACAAGTGTTCCCATCCCATTTGGTAACTAAATATGAAGTTAAGTCTTTTATTATTAAATCTATCGTAATAATAACCACCTATTCCATCATTGTCAGTTTCTGCTCCAATAACTAAATTAGGTGTGTTTTTAATTTCTTCTAATGATTTCAATATTAATCCTCCGTTCAGTTCCGTTTAGATCCGTTCACTATTTCTTTATATTTATTTAAAACTTTCATCAACATATCAGTTTCTATCTCTCTTATATCATATTGTGTATGTAAATTCTCAACGATTAGAGGATTTTTGCATTTATAGTCATTTACTTCACATTCTAACCAGTCTATAAACTCCTTTTGTTGTTTTGCCATATTACATACTTTTGATTGATTTAACTGCATATTTTTAAATGCGTTTTTGTTTTGATTGTCTAAATCTTTTATATCTTTTTTATATTCATCAACTTGTTTCTTTAATTCCTTGTTTTCTTCTTCTAACCTATTATGTTCTTCTTCATCAAAGCAATGTGTTGTACATCTTAATTGAGATTTTAGTTCTTCGTTTTCTTCTTGTAATTTTGATATTTCTAGTTCTCTAATTAAATCTTTATCAGTCATCATTCCATCCTAATTCATTTATTTGCTGGTTTATTGCTTGTAATAATTTAACATTAAACCAACTTGCTTTATTTTCTTTTCTATAAACCATTACGCATTTGTGATTAAAATTAAATATTATTTGTGGTGCATAATCTCCACTTTTAGAATAATTAATCTCATCTTGTTTTTCTTCAAAATAACTTTCTTGATATATATATCCTAATTCTTCAAATATATCTTTAGCACTCATTTATTCCTCCACTAAGTAGCAATTGTTTGCACTAATTAAGTAAGTTTTTCCATTAGACTTTATTTGTATTTGTTCACCATCATAATCGTTCCATTTATCTATATCTAGTTCAAATTTATCGCCATTGTAATTACAATATGCTTTATTGAAAGTGTATTTAAAATCAAATACTTGTCTATTACAACCAGTTATTAATAAAACTGGTACTATTAATAATAAAATTTTCTTCATTTGTTCTCCTCTTCTAAAAGTCTTCTATTGTATTCATCAATTCCTAATTTTAACACTAAATCTAATTTTTCTTTTTCAATTATATTAGGAATTATATTATTTTCCTCGCAATATCTTTCTATTGCTTTTAATGTTTCTTTATCATGGTTACTTACAATTTCAGTAATCATCTTTTCAGTGTAAGTGGTTATGCAATTTTCTCCATCATAATCAATCATAATTATTTCTCCTTTAAATTGTTGATTTCATCTATTAGTTCATTCAATTTGTCTATCGTTGTAGATAATGCTTCATCAATCTCACATTCACTATTTGGGCTTAGTTTTAAAATATTTGCAAAATAATCTTCACCTTCTTTTTCTTTATAAGTTTCTAATTTTCCTATCTTCTTTGGTTCTTCGATTATTTCTACATAGTCGTTTAAAAATTCAACAATTTCAAAATTCCTTCTTTTTTCAAACTCTTTATAAATATTGAACAAAAAATCATTTTTTATCCAAGTAGCACTATTATATTTCGTTTTTACACTTATTTCTTCTTCCCCATTTGCAATTTTTACTAATAAATCTTTTACTTTAATTTTCATTTACTTCACCTCTTTCAATTCACCTTCTAAAAAACTAATTATAACAACTAATTCTTCACATCTTCTTATTGTATCTAAATCACTTATTATTAAAGTTTCAGTTGCTATACTTACACCTAACTCTTTATGTAATTCGATTAATTCTTTTTTATATTCATCAACTGGTTTTAAAAACTTAAATTCGCCGTAATCTTTTATTTTCATTTCTTACCTCCTTTGTATTTTCTCTTTATAAATGGATGTACCCAGTAATTACATTGTGGACATACTACACCACTAAAATCAGTAGAACAATATTTTATATCTTCCTCCATATACGTAAATTCACAACCGCAAGTCCTACATTTTGTAATGTAAATTCTTTTATCTGGTGGTGTTTTAGTTCCTTTTTTAATTATTTTCATTATCTTCTACCTCCTCTATTAAACCATCTTTTTTAAGCATTTTTAAAATTCTATTATTCTTATCATTACAAGATATTTCTCTCGAATGAAACCAAATGCGAATGTATGTAGAGCAGTCTTTGCTGCTCCAAAAAATACTACCGCTGTCTGAAGATTCAAAAGGATAATTTTTTAATATTTTTAAGTCTATATTATCTTTAATCTTCATTATTACCTACTTTCTCGACTAAATTGGCGTTTATTAAGTCGTATAATGCGTCATACTCTTCATTAGCGAATTCATTGTAGTAGTAACCTTCATTACTTCCTTCAGTTGTACCATATTGTGCTCTATCTACCCATCTACATTTTGGGTTTGACGATTTGAATACAATTATTCCTTCGGCTTGTATTTCTCTACTGTGATCCGTGCTTCCATTTTCACAACTGATGCAATAACAAGGAATGTAAACAGTCTTCATTCTCACCCAAAAACTGTATTTCTCAATAAAACCGTATTTTTCTAATTCATTTAAATCAATATTTTCCTTTAATCTCAACATCTATCTCACCTACTATAACCCTTTCTCCTGTTACTATATTTTCACAGTAAATATATTTATTTTCTATAAAGAATTTTAAGTATTTTGCTACTTTTATTTTTACTATATCAAGCATTCTTTTCTTCATTATTTAATTCCTTTAATGCTTTATTCATAATATTTCTAATTGCTTTTATATGCTCTATAAGTAGTTCCTTATCTCCACTTTGAATTTGAAATATTTCATATGCTGCATATGCTGTTAGATTACTGTTATTTGATAAAATTTTTATAACTAATGACTTTGCAACTTTTACTACATCACTCATTATTTTTGCCCTTGAGTATTGCAATATTTATTTCAGCAATATCGATTATTGCATCACCAGAATATATTATCTCGTGAGTTGGTTTGTAAAATTCTTTTATTTGATTTATATCTTTTCGATTATGTGCTATTGCATCTTTAATTCTTTTTTTTAATGTGTCATTCTCTTCTTTTAATTCCCAATATTGAATTTCAAAATCTTCTAAATGGCATAGCATCTTAAATTTTGCTTTTGCATTTTCATCCTTATATTGACCTTTTGAAAGACATCTTGCTTTCATTTCTTCCTTTAATCTTGTTTCTTCTAATGTTAATGGGTTCATTATATTTTCTCCTTTAAAATATTTTCTATTTTTATTAATACTGGTTCTATTGCTTCTATTTCAATATCTGTGTATTCAGTAAACCCTTTGTTTTCTTTGCAATAAATTTTATAATCATTTATTTTCTTTAATGCTTTATCTATTCTAGTATCTAAGCCAACCAATTCATCATATTGCTCATGTATCGTTTCTTCTTTTCTTTCACAACTTCTGCGAAGATATTCAACTTGTTCTTCTAGTTGTTTGTTATCTTCTTGTAATTCAAAAATCATGTCATTAGTTGTTTTTGTATCATTTTCTAAACAAAAAACACCATTTTTCATATATAATTGTTTTGCTTTCCAATAGTCTAGCAAATCCTGCTTAACATTTTCTGAAACTGAATTTGATAATTCTATAATATTCTCTATTAGTTTTTCTTTAGTTCTTGCTTTCATTCTGACACCTCTTTTAATATATCTAAATTTTTAGTAGTAATTTCATTTTGCGAATATACATAATCACTATCATTAATTATTTGGTTTAATTCTATCAATTTATTAATTACTTCTTTTTGTTTTTTGGCTTGTTCTAATAGATCATCATAAGTTGGTTTAGAAGTAGGTTTAATAATAAAACTTATATCTTTTTCAAAAGAATCTAGTGAAACTTTTAATCCCATATAACTATGAACTCCAGTAAATTTGTCTTTAATATCTAATATATTTTTGTTTAATATAATTTCAAATCTTCTTTGTTCTTCTTCTATAGCAATCTTTTTTGCAATTTCCTGTATTGCGCCTCGGAAATCTTCATTAGGTTTAAGGTCATCAATATTTATATTAAATCCTTTTAGAGTCTCTTTAATCATTTTTACATCCTTTCCCAAAAGGTAACCGCTACTAAAGCATCTTCTGAATTATCTCTTTTTTTAATTTTTTTTGCATATGCTGGAGTTATTAAGTATCTTATTGTTTTAGCATTGACATTTCTTCTTTTAGCAAGTTCATTTGCTGTTCCAACATCAATAAATTTGTCGCCTTTATATAATCCAAATATTTTAACTTTCTTTCTCATAAATCATTTTCTCTATTCAAAATCATAACTGCTCTACCTATGTAATAAATAGCATCTTCACTTTCCATTACATAGATAAAAGCTGTACCTTGATTAGGTATAGGAACTCCTATCATATACCTAGTATCATTACCACATTTTTTAATTTCACAGATAATTCCTAATGAACCACACCATTTATGTTTCTCATTAAATTGAACCACATCATTTACTTTCATTGTTAGAACCTCCTGTAATCCCCAATTTGTTCCTCAATTAACTCTTGTGGTGTTTTGGGATTATAATAATTTTCTAAATCATCCTTTAATTCACGAACTGTGTCACTCAATTTATAAATTTTAGTAATTAAATCTTCACACATTTCATTTAGTTTATCATTTGTAATAGACCCATTAGTATCATATTCTCTATTAAATAGTTCACATATTTCTTCATACCATTTTAAATCATTTACATTCATAATTTTTCCTTCACATCCTTAATAATTTTGCTAGTCTTTGCTGAACTTTTAACCCCTATTCTTTGCTTATTTGGAATTCTTCCAGATGGTATTTTATTAATTAACCATTTGTCTTTTTTAAAATCAGCATATTCTTTTTCAACTGCTGATTTTTCTTCTTTTGTTAACCTTAATTCTTCTTTTAAACTAGTTACTTCTTTTTTTAATTCAGTAACCTGCTCTCTCAATTTATCTTTTCTATTTAATAAATCATTATGCTTTCTTATGACTTTTTCTTTATCATCTCGTAATGTATTAAGCAATGCAGATAATTTAGTTACTTCATTTTGACTTGCTTTTAAATCATCGGCAAGTCCTTTATTTGCTGTTTCAGCCAAATTTAATCTATCTTTTATAGATTTATATTCTTTCTTCAAAACCCTCTGATATTTAGATTTAAATATCATTTTTCTAACTTTTCCTCCAACTTTATAATCTTTTTTGTTAATTCCCTTATAACTTTATTTTTTTGATTTATAACATTTTTAGTTAGTGCTAGCTCACTCTTGTAGTATTCAATTTCACTTTTTAATGTTTCAATTTCATTTTCCATAACTATTCATTAACCTTTCAAATTCAACATCATCCAATGTTTTTATTCCAACTTTTTTACACTCGTTTTCTACCCCTTTAATTAGTTGCCAGAACTCTTTTGAATTGAGTTCGTGTGTTCTTTTGTAAAATACATAAAAGTCTTTCATATCGGCTCTTTTGTACCTTTTTGCATAAGGATAAAACTCTCTCATATTAGTACCTTGCGGAACTATAGCACAAATTGCTGAATTATTTTTATCTGTGGCTATAGTCCCATATGCAAGATTTAAATCAATTTTCATATCTTCATCTGACACTGCAAATCCATTAGCACGATTATATTTTGCAAGTTCATTTGCAAGTTTGTGGAAGTAAGCATTTGCATCTTTACTTCTCATTTTTTTATATTCTTTAATCTCATAAACTTTATCTCTATCAAGATTAAATAATACTCTTGATAGCTCTTCGGGTTTTCCTATCATAATCAGAATGGGAATTGACTTGGATCAATTTCATTTTCATTTGCAAAATCAGCATATGGATCAGAAGTTTGAGGTGCATTATTACTTGGTGCTGGAACTCCTGGATTAGGGTCAGTAGGTAATGGCTCGTTACTTTTTGAATTTAAAAACATTACTTTACTTGCTAACACATAAGTTCTATAATGTTTACCTTGTTCATCCTCCCAATTATCGACTTTTATTCTACCTTCTACAGCAACCTTGCTACCTGTTGAAGTATACTTTTTCATATTTTCGGCTTGTTCATTCCAAACGACACACACTATATAGTCAGCAGCTTTTTTCTGTCCATCAGCGGTTTTACCATTATTAACTGCGACAGTGAACTCACCTACAGCTTTATTGTTTGGTGTATATTGAATTTTTATATCTCTTGTTAAATTTCCAATTAATATTACTTTATTCATATTTTTTTAATTCTCCTTTGGTAATGTTATTTTTACATAACCTTTTTTGCCTTTCTTTATTTTTTCTTTATCTACTAAATATTCTGCTTGTTTCAACTCATATAATTTTATTAATTCAAAATTTTCTTTTTTAAATAAATCTTCATCGACTTCCTTCTCAATGACAGTTTCATCAGGTTTATCCTCAATTAAAGTAATCTTTGTTCCATTAGGTGTTTCCCATTTTTTTATCTTTTTATCTTGCATTACACTTTTTAATTTTCCTTTAATCATATCTACTTGTTTTTCAGTCTCTTTCATTCTTTTTAGTTGGTCCTCTAGCAATATAACTCTATTAGATAACTCAGTTAAATCAGTTGGTAATAATTCTTCTTCTGTTATAAAAGGATTTTCTTTTACTTTTGCTAAATCAATTTTAAATTGTTCTACCGA